AATTGAAAGACTTTCAAAACTTAGTACGTGAACTCGTTTACTATCGTAAGGAGATGAACCTTACACAAGAAGAGTTAGCAGATAAGATTGGCGTTGCTAACTCTCTCATTAGCAAATGGGAAAACTTCGATAGATTGCCATCACCATTTATGTTTTGTTGTTGGATAGATTCACTTGGCCTTGAGATCAAAATCAATAAGAAAGAGATTACAAAATAATCAAGGTGTTCCTTATCCTTGTGATGCATGTGGATATGTAACTCATTGGTTTGTTTGTATTGTAGCTACCATTGAACCACCAACACATTACACAATATGTTCGAATTGTTATGAGAGAGATATATGGCAGGAAAAAATCGCAGAAAAGGAGACTATCACGAAAGACAAATCACGAAATGGCTCCAAGAAATCGGTATCAAAGCGAAAAGACAACCGCTCTCTGGCTCGTTGGGAGGAGAATATAGCGGAGATATCGTCATCAACATCGGAGAAAATAGATTGGTGGCAGAAGTAAAGTATAGAGATAAGTCAAACTTTCCTAATCCATTTACTGTAATACGTGATATGCTTATCTATAAACGTAAAGTTGGCACACCAAAAACAATCATTATGTTTGATTGTGATGTGTTTGAAAAAGTAATTATACCATTAATAAAGGAGAACCAGAATGGAAACAAAAAATGAACTCACAACAATAGAGACTCAATCTGTTCGCAGATTACTAGCTGTCAACGATCCAAATCAAGTTGACATCAACTTAGTTGCAAAGATTCGAGAGATACCAAACGTCAAACTAGAGTTTAGAAAGAAAGAAAGGTTTGGGTCACACGGATATGAAGAAATATTTCAAGGCTTTGATATTGAAATACCTGACAAAGCTACCGCTATTAAAATTGTAGAGATGGTACGATTATCTATGTTACCTTTGCCAGTAAATCAGATTGAAGCACAGTTAGATTTACTTGCTAATCTTGTTGTAAAACCAGCAGGTATCAACCAGCAACAGTATTCTAAGAAAAGAAAAGCAATGGCCTTACAACTATCAGATTTTCCTGCTGATATTGTAGCCACGGCTATTGCTAAAGTTGCAGAGACATGCACATTCTTTCCTGCATACAAAGAATTTTGTGACCATATACTTTGGAGAATCAAACTAAGAACCAGATTGTTTGATGCTTTGACTACCAAAATGGTTGACTTTACTGCGTAGTAGCAGTAATATTATACTACCAAAAAAGGAGAACCAAATGAACACGTATTACAGTAAATGGATTAGACAAGGATTTATTGGCGGCTCAGATATGAACGTCATTATGAATAAAGACTGGCACGAACTTTGGCTAGTCAAGACTGGTAAAAAAGAACCAGAAGATTTATCTGATAAACTCGCAGTACAACTAGGCTCATACACAGAGCAGTTTAATATTGATTGGTTTAAAAAGAATCATCCGATGTTAATCGATGTTGTAAACAAACAACAAGAATTTAAAATGCTATGGCAAGACATACCACTCAAGGGTACTGTCGATGCCATAGTTAAACCAGACCATGCTATATTAGAATGCAAGCATACACATGAATACAACACTATGGAGAATTGCTTGCGTCAATACATGCCACAGATGCAGTTCTATATGTGGTTAGCACAATCAAGTTCTTGTTATCTATCAATTATATTTGGTAACAGAAAATGGGATTGCGCTCATGTATCATTTGACAAAAACTATTTGAAAGTGATGCAACAAAAACTACAAGAGTTTTGGCAACATGTAGTTGAAGATACAGAACCGTATCAAACACCACTACCTGTATCAATAGATACAATACTTGTAAATGATATGGTCAGAAGAGATGCAACAGGAAACAATGAATTTATATCAGCATGTCATACTTATATTCAATATCAAGAAGGAGCAGAAGCATTTAATAGTGCTAAGTCTTACTTGAAAGAAATGGTAGGAGACAATGAACGAGAAGTATATTGTGACCTACTATCAATCAAACGTGATAAGCGTGGTTCATTACGCATTCACATAAAACAAACATAGGAGAACCTTATGACTACTAAAAAAGAAACAACAAAAACAAATAATAATTCGCTTAACAATGCATTGCTACACTTTCAAAAGCTTGCTGTATCTGCAAAGAAAGATAGCAAAAATCCACACTTCAAATCCAACTATGCAAGCCTAGAAGCAGTTATCGAAGCCGCCTCAAAAGCACAAGAGTTTGGTATATGCTTTACACAAGAGATTGATTTTGAGTGGCATGAAGGCAATGGTATTACTTTTGTACGTACAACACTCATACATGTACCATCTGGTGATAGTCGTTCATCAAGAGTATTGATACGATCCAAAGACCCAACAGACCCACAGAAAATGGGTAGCGGTATTACCTATGCCAAACGATATGGTCTTCAGTCAATGCTAGGTCTGCCATCAGAAGATGATGATGGTAATGAAGCATCAAAGCCATCACCAAAAGTACAAACATTAGCTGAAGCATTAGGCCCAACTCATGTTGGAGAAGATGGAGCTTGGTAATGCTTTCTATACTTAAAGAAATACTTACTGAGCTAAAAAGAATTAACCACAACATCGAAAGATTAATTAAACAAGGAGAATCTAATGAATGATTATGATAACACAAATCGTGGTAGCGCACATCCACCTTTCCCAGAACAAAAATTTATTTTGCAAGGCAATCTAAATGTAGATGGAGATGATAATAACATTGCTTTAATTGCAGGACAATTAAAAGATGGGAGAAAAGTTATACACGTATATCACAAAGTAGGTATTATGTATGAAAACGAAAAAGAAGAAGGCTCAATCAAACCAGACTATAGTGGGCCAATAGGAGCAAGCGGAATTACAATACCAAAAAGAATTGCTGGTTGGAAAAAAATAAAACAAGATGATAATGGCAACACAAAAGCTTGGATGTCTTTACAACTAACAGAACCCGAACAACAACAACCTCAAATACAAGAGACTCAGATACAAGAGACTCAGATACAAGAACCAAAAACTGAAATGGATGTTGGAGAAATTCCTTTCTAATATACCTATGGAAGAAGTGGTTCTCCAACATAGGTAGGAGGGCAGAGTTTAGGCGTCTCTGCCCTTTTTTATTTATGTTTCACGTGAAACAAACAAAGGTTAAAACAATGAATGTAAATGATATGACATTAGATGAATGGAAAAATTATTTAAAAGAGTTAAACAATAAATTAATATACTTTTCTCCACCACCTAAAACACGACAAACTAGATATAAATCAAAAGTAAGAGGAAACTTTTTAGGAAACAATCTTAATAACTTAAATAACAGGAGAACCAAATGAAAGTAATAAATTACACACCAGAAAAAACTAGAGGTAAATGGAACTTTATACCAAGCTTACCATTTAACAAGTCATTACTTTTTGAAACAGAACGTGAATGTGATAATGCTCGAAGAGCAATTACATGGCATGGATTTAAAACTGCTCAAAGAAAAACTTCTGAAGGTTGGTATATTTGGAAAATACAAAATTAATTATGTAATCCTATTTTATATCCATGTGCCTTACTTAATGTAAGAATCTCTTTACGATTACCAGATTCTTTATAACTACAATGAACCCAACCAGTGTTACCACCAGTATAGTATTCTAATATTAGCTGGTCGAAATCAAGATTAGATACAATCCATTGAGCAAGCTCCATATTAGATACATTAGGAACTTCAAAGTCAGCCGCTTCACCTTTTGCATGCTGACTTTTTTCTGAACTTCCTATTGCTAAACATAACTCAACACTACGATAACCACTGCTAGGCGTATAAGGTTTACCAAAATGATTACGAACAGGTTGTAGTATGTTCATAGCTAAATTGCCTAAAGACGCTATATGGTCTGCATTTGGAGTATTATCAATGCCTTTTCGCAAAGCTGTTTGACTCTTAGTAAGTTCTTCTAAAGAAAAATTTTCTGATAGAATCATTCTTTTGGTTTCCTTCTTATTGATTCAGCAAGACCACCTCCAAAATAAAAACCAATTATTAATAACATAATTTCACCAATATAAAAATCAGATAGAACAGTAGTAATTACAAAAGTATTTCCAACGCCTAACAAAGTCATAGTTAGCACCAAAAAAAACGATAGTAAAAACGTAAATCCAAACATCAACGCTAAGTATCTTTGAGCAATTTTAAATGGAGCATAACTCTTCATAAGTTCAACTTTTGCTTGAGTTTTTGCTTCGATAGCTTCTGTTTCAGAAGTATGAATCGAGTCAATTAAATCAATTCCTTTGGATAAAATTTTATCTGACCCAAGAATTTTACCAATAATACCTATCATGTGTTAGTCCTCTGGGTAACAATGAGCCATTAATTTATAATATTCGTTATTATAAAAAGCTTGCCACATTGTCTCATCAATCAAATATTCACATTGGTCTAGCGTCATAGGTTGTTGCAACACAATTTGATTTCCTATATATTCCCAATCTTGACCTGTATTTCCCCACATAGAAATAACTAATACATAAGCTATTTGTACTGTGTGATGTATATCTATCATTTTTTATTCATCCATGCGCTTACACCCATGTATGCTCCAACGATACCACCACCTGTTATATATAGCAAGTTTGACAAATCAGTAAGCAATTTGATACGTGTATCTGGAATGAAAGGTGCAAACATTAATAAAGTATATAAAGCCATAAAACATAACACTGCGGTAGCCATGCGTCTTTGTGCTGTAAGTTTTCGAAGTTGTGCATTTTCTTTTCTGTCTTGCATCTCCATGTCATGTAAACGCATTT